TACTTGATCTCATCTCAAAGAGAATTAACAGAGACTTTCGGAGATCCGAAATTCTACACAGACGCATCAGGAAATTCATTAAACGGTTATGAATTGAATGAATACGGTCTACAAGCGGCTTACTCATTCTTGGGTGTGGCTAATAGAGCTTTTGTTTTAAGAGCGAACATTGATACTAGCGATTTGATCGGTAGTGCATCGGCTCCTACAGCAAGACCAACAGACGGAACATACTGGTTTGACCTTGCATCAACTAGCTATGGTTTATTTGAATTTTCAAAAACTAATCAAGCGTTCACAACAATTACTCCAATATTGATCACACTAGTTGCTGATCTAGTTGGCGGTGTTTCTACTGGTGCACCACTGACTTCTATTGGACAAACTGGATCATACGCAATAAACACAACACACGTTTCAAACAAGATCTTCAAGAAGACAGCAAGTAACACTTGGGTACAGATTGGATCTCAGGCATGGCACACTTCACTACCTGTAGTGACAGTTGCATCTGGAACAACAGTTACTAGTGGTCATAACATGATCATGAATGGTATCACTGTCACAGTTTCAGGAACTTCATTAGCCAATGTTGCATCAGCAATCGGTTCTAACGTGACAAACGTTACAGCTTCAGTAAACAGTGTGACAGGTAACCTAGAGATATTCCACAACGGTGGCGCACTGGGTGACTCAACAGAGGGTACTAACACAATCAGATTTGATTCTGGCACAGGATTAAGAGCTTCATTGGGCATCACATCAGGTGTTGCTAATGGTGTACAGTTTTTACAAGCGGC